TGCCATCTGCACCTGTCATTGTCACATAGTACGAATCCTGCTCATCATATGACAAGTCAGGAATCAGTTTGTTTCCATCAAGGACATATCTGTGAACACCCTGCATATCGAACACTTCAACCTTTTCTATGATGACCGGCACATTCTTATCATATCCGGCTACCAGATACAGTCTGATTGCCCCAAACAGTCTTGAATGCTCATCATCCGCCCAAAACGGAAGTATCTCATACGCCGGGAACAGCCTGAATGCAAGCTTTCCCTCTTCGTCATAATACGGATACAGCCAGCTGATTCCTCCGTTATACGCATACTTGCCCGAGCGTTTTATGGTCCTCATAAACCGTTTATTAAATATCTCCTTCAGCAGCTCGACATATTGCTCATTGTCTCCCTCTATGGTAAATGGCTGACCAAACAGATAATTAGCCTTTTGATTGACAAGCTTCGCATACTGGTTGTCAATTATGTGATTGTTCGGCAGGTTGTTTACCTCCTGAAGCTTTCCGTCATCACCTATCATGGTACGCTTTCGCATCAGGATATCGTGTTCGTTATCATAGTACATATGACCCTTTATCTGCATTTCTCTCTCCGGTGAGCCCTTCCAGCGTATTATTGACTGCTCAAGAAATTCCCTGTCGCCCATGCTGCTGTTTATGCCATACAGCTTAGTACGCCCCATATGGTTTATCCATCTTATCCTGTTAAACCATCCTCTTATATCAAACAAAGGTTTCACTCCTTTCGTTGCACAAAAATAAACCGCCTGTGACGGTTTCTAGTCGAAACTATATATATTGCCTTTTGCTATATCTTCCACCGCATACCGCATTGCATCCATCAAATGGTTAAAATCATCAATAGGGCGGTTCAGCTTCTTTCCTGTTTTACTGTCAGTGTCCCATTGATAGTTGCTTATCTCTGTGATGAAGTTCACACACCTTGGATGCACTATGATGTGATAATTCTGGATGAAGTCAATACCGTTGTTAATGCTGTCCTTGCCCTTCATTGCCTTCCTGATGCCTTTCAGACCCAGCGTGTACAATCGGTCAATGCTCTTCGGTTCGGCAGAGTCAGCGGTTATCCTTTCCTTCAGGTAACCCATCCTCTGCACTTCATCTGCAATGGTTTCATTACTCATTCCAGGCTTATACATTTCATCAAAAACCCATATGGTCTTGCTTGCGGTATCAATAAAACCACAGAACAAAGCAGTTGGGCCATTCGTATAACCAAAGTCAAGACCAAATACCGACTGAACTCCTTGAACCGCCCTAACTTCATCAATGCTGAAAAGCTTCTCTTCCCAGTTTTCATAAACAAGACCGTCTACGATACCCCAATCACCAAGACCTGCTACCTTGTAACGCCTTGGGTTCTGCCTTCGCATTGTTTCAAAGACTTTTAAGTCAGCGGCATCCAACCATTCATTACACTTATAGTTGGTTGTCATTGCAAGGGTTTCATCATCCGGATTGTCAAAGAAGCGCTTTTTTATCCAGTGGTGTTCATTCCAGGGATTCAGGGTCAATGTTACCTGTTTGAACAGCCCCGAACCCTCCGGCACTGCACCACGAATTGATTCATCAAGCATATTGAAATCATCTTCTGAGCTGATTTCATATGCCTCCTCGATCCACATCCAGCACAGGCATCCGACATCAACAGTTATTGATGTTACTTTCAGCGGGTCATCCAAACCACGAAAATAAATCTTCTGACCTGTTGGCTTGTAGGTCATCTCAAGCGGTGATTCTTTTACTTCCCAAAAGGCATCAACGCCAAGCCTATGTATCGCCCATTTCAGCTCTGTAAAGCACGAATCCTTTAATGTCCGAAATGTTTTCCTGACTACAAGGGTGTTTGCATCCGGGTATTTCATCATGTTTGTGATATACCATAATGCTGTTGTTTTTGACTTCTTGGACGCTCTCGAGCCTTTGCATACCCTATATCTGCCCTTCCAGCGCCAGAAGGTTCCATAACCCTTGCCTACAAGCTCTGGTAACCGTACATTCTTTTTCCCGGTTTTCTTTGGTTTATAATCATCCGGGTATAATATAAACTTTTGATAGCCAAAGACATATTGCGATGTAATCCTATTTTTTACCATAGGCATCACCCGCCTTTAATCTTCAAGGGCATCTTCACCTGATATAACTATAGGTTGTGTGATATTCACATCCAGCTTATCATTCCACATACCCAAATGTTTGCCTAACAGCTCCAGGGCTTTCAGCTTGGAAGCAAGCCTGACTTCACTTTCAACACTTGAACCCGCTTCGCTATCTGACCTCTTATACTTTATCGCTTCAACACAAGCTAAATCTTCCTCTGCAGCATCCGGACGAATACGCCCCTCCTCATCAATAATGTCTGACATTTTCACAAATGCTATTTTGGCAAGCTCCAAAACAACCCTGTCCTGATTTATTCCGGTTCGTTTTGAGCGTTCCGCCATCCGTTCAGCAATAGCCTGTTGAACCTTAACATTTCCTAACAACCTTGAACCTTGCGTATCAGCGGTTTTTGCTGAATATCCGGCACGAATCGCGGCTTGTGTTGCGTTCAGGTCAATCAGGTATTCATCAACAAAACGCTGCTGTTTTTCAGTTAATTTCACCATTCTGCAACACCTTCCCTTCGTTTTTTTATTGCACCGGTGCATTTTTTCTCCATTAAAAAACCCAAGGCTGCTTAAACCTTGGGTTAGGGAGGAAATAAATAAAATGAAAAGTTTGTTTTTTCTACATCTTCCGATAGTACTAATATATCACATTTTTTGTCCCCTGAATCCGTCACTTTTATTTTTTTGATATTTTTTATTAGCTTTTATCGTTTAAATCTATCACTTTATCTTTATGGATTGTTTTGTTGAAATTTTAAACAGATTATGCTAGAATCCAGCATACAGAAAAGCACTCATGACAGGGTGGTAGTCTCCCGAGCTTAATGACCGGTTCGCCGGAATACATAAGAAGGGAGGTGGTGCAAATGACTGCAGCAGATATCATTTTGATATTTATAGGGATTATTAGCTTGCTGATATCCTTTGGCAGTTTGATTATTGCATTGCTTACCTTTCTCGACAAAAAGAGAAATAAGCATAAATAAAAATCACCTATCCTGTCTGCCAACAGGATAGGTAGCGTCCGTAAGGACAAATCACCTTTGCTCGAGAGCATCCACTTTGGAGTGGGTGCTTTTCTTATGTGCAATATATCACAAATCTTTTTCTAATTCAACACTCAATTTCATTTCATTCTCTTGTCGAGCATCCAATAGAATTTCCGGCGGCTTTCATAATATTTGTCCTTTCCTGCCGGCATATTTCTTGACCTGCGGAGATAATCATATGTTACATCCTCATTTGTTACTGCATACAGTATATAGTCACTGAGTTCTGAATCTGCTGCCTTTGCTGTTTCCTCTATCAGTTTTATGCGCTCCGACAGCTCCGCTCTCCTTATGGCCAGTTCTTCCGTACTCCGATGAGGGTTATGCACAGATGGCATGTCTGTAATTTCCACAGACTTTATCGTGTCAATGTGCTCCGCAAGCTCCTGTCTCCACTCATTGTACTGAAGGCACATATGATAAAGCTCACAGTACCTGTGTTTGCTTATGTTATACTTCTTTCCAAGTGCTCTGATTCTCGCCACGCTTCTCACCCCCTACTCAACCTTCTTATGCTGCGGTTTATGTTCCCTGCTTATATTAACCTTCTTACCTTTCGTATAACGGTTGCAATGTTCCATGGTACAGCCTCTTATGGCTCCGGTTGCCAGTATGTAGTTACATATCACTTTTCCTGCTCCTTCCACAGATGTGCCGCCACCGTATATACATTTTATGCAATCAGCCTTCGTTGTCGTTGGTGTGTCTGGTGTCACAATCAGACCCATCCTGATTAGTTCCTGCCTAACGTGCGTACTGCTCACGTCATAGTATTTTGCTATATCATTCAACGTTCTGCCTTCTGTTACGTACATTCTTTTCACGTCATAGAATGGCAGTGGTTTTCTTTTTCGTCCCACAAATTCCTGCTCCTTTCCGGGCGGTCAGCACCATCCCGCCCTGGTGTAATTTTGCTTGCTATATGCGCTATGTAATATATTAAATGTGCAACAACTGCCGTTGTTGGTGCATTCTAGTTATTTGGCAGATAATTCCGCCCGAATATCTCACGAAAATTCTTGTCCGGATGCTTTTCTTCAAAAGCCCTTTGTCCTTCCTCCCGGAGCAGCAGCATATTGTCGGAGTTGTTATGCACTGCTTCGTTGCCTATCCTGTGATGCTTAAGACAAAGGTAAACCTTAAGACCGTAGTGCTCTGACAACTTTCTGTTCGCTCCGCCGAACACATGGTGTTCTTCTATCAGTGTTCCTTCCTGACGTGTGCCGAGCATACTACAGAGATAACACGTACCGTCCTTGTTCTGCATTATGGATTTACTCATCGTGTTCCACCTTCTTTGTTACTGTCTTTGTTACCCTGATTGTGCCTTTGTTCGTTGCCTTAACGATTCCTTTAACTCCATTGCCTATATCCACCGTAACGCTGGCTATCTTTCCCAGTCCTATCGGTTTTGCTGCTGCCTTTAGAATCTCTGCTGCTGCCTGGCTGGTTTTGTAAAACTCAAGGTCTATATTGTCATTTGCCTGCTCTACGCTCTGGGCTATCTTCCTCGCTCTTTTTGCGCCCTCACAGTTGCACACTCGCTCCGCCGCCTGTTCTTCCGTTTCATCAGTTTCTAATTCCACCATCACGTACTGAGCGCAATGCGGACACTGTACCTTAGTCATATTCCTTTACCTCCATGTATTCCTTGTCCCTTAAGGGATTCAATATCTCGTTTCTGCCATTCTCAAACACTATGGCTATGCCATTTTCAAAGGCACACTCAAACTCTATGTTACATCCCTTGCTTTCTCTCCATCCTTCCATCATGTAGATAGTGTCACACAGCCCCAGCATTGCAACAGACACGTTCATGTAGTCGCTGTGGGTTAAGCCTTCAGGAAGCTCCGCGTTGACCTTTGCCGGATTGATTACAGTAAATCCCATTCCGCTCAGCTTCTTTTCTGCTGCCTGGAATCTTGCCATATAGCCCTCTGTGTTCGTTATTGGTCCGCTTATGTATATTCTCATCTCATACTCCCCTCTGTATCTGTTTAAGTCTCCACTCCAGGTCCTCCACTACATCCAGCATCAGTTTTATCTTGTTCGAGTTATCACCCTCCCACAGCCTTCTAAGTGTATTCAGGTTATTTGTGACCGCTGCCTTGAATCCTCTTAAAACGTTCGGCTCTAATCCCTGAACCAGTTCCTCTCCAGCCAGCCCATTGTCCACACTATATCCGTCTCTATCTCCTTCACCCTCCAAATCGTTTCCGCCTGTTTCAGTTCCTCCAGCTTCATCATCCTGTTTGTCAGGCTCTTCATATCCCGTATTATCTGCTTCTGCCTTGCCCGTTCCTTCTTCACTGCCTGCTTCTGTATTCTCTTCGCTGCCTTTAGCAGTTCCGCTTTCTGCTGGTGGAACCGCAGCCAGTCCTTTATTTTCTTCAACCTTCTCTTCCTCCTTTTCGGGCTTTCGAACACTCTGTTTTACTGCTGCCTTTACTACCTTCCTGTCTTTCCGGGTATTTACTGGATTTTTCGCATTTTCACCCCACTTCGGCTTGTCGTTTTTCTGTTGCTCCGGTGCAACCGGGAAGTTTTCACCATAAAAGCCTTCCCACTTTTCTTCCGGAGAGCCTTTTCCCCACATTCCGCAGTATGTAAAGCCGTCTTCCATCTCTTTATCACTATATTCCAGCTTTTCACTCGTTCTGAGGAGCGTTATCTTATACGATTCCTCGTTTATCATAAGCATTGCACGACTTCTGCCCGGTATCCTGGCGGAATACATCTTTTCTCCGGACGGTGCTATTACGCTCCTGATTTTCTCGTGTATGCCGCTTATGCCTCCGGCTTCAGACCCCAACCATTTATATGTATCTCTTATGTTGTATATCTCAACATACAGCTCCGGTTCTGCCTTAAATAGATTATACAGTGTCTGATAGAGCAGCTCTGTCTTTTTATCCACGCCCTTGCTCTCTGGCATCTTTGGCCTGTCTTCCAAGTAAACTTCTATGTCTGATACCTTCTTTTCCTCGTCAATCTCGTCCTTGATTGTCTGTATGTCTGATTTGCTGTATGCCGGTGTCAGCTCTTCATTGATTGTGTCCGGAAGCTGCAGCATTAAGGCAAGCTTCGATGAGCCGAACCCCTGATACTCCGGCAGAAGGTGGTCACTATAGCCACCCTCTGAAAATCTTTTGTTTATGTTCATGAATCTGTTTACCTGCGAGCTCTCCAGACCGTACTCAGCCATAGCAAACTCGTTATAGTCCTTATATCCCGACTCTGCTAATATGTCTGTGTCCTTCGCTACCCTGAGCAGATATCCGATTTTCACAAAGCTTTCCGTTGCCTGCTTAAACTCTCCGTCAAGCTCCGCTTTGTACTCTTTGTATGACTTGCCATACCCAATTATTTGTCCCATATCTTGCTCCCTTCTTTAGATTGCTGCTTCCATAAAATCTTCCATAAGCCCCTTCAGTACTCTTGTGTTATTTTTTGCTTTAAGCTCTGCAATATTTGCTTCTCGCCTTTCCTTGGACACTGCTGCCAGCTCGTGGTCTTTCTTTGACATTCTCTTTCGGATTTCTTTCTGCCATTCCCTGAGGAACGGTTTTACCTTTTCAAGCTCCGGCTCTTCGTCATACATTCCCCGATGTTGTCTGATTGTACCACCCGGTTCGACCTCTATCGTGTAGAACGGAATATCCGGCTCTTCTACTTTTCTCAGAAAGCATATGTATGTCTCGTGAGATTTGATTCTGTCAAAGTATCTGTCTGTAGCCCCTGCGCAGTGATGGAGGTAATTACCTTCAGAGACAATGTCCACAATCCCCTCTGGCACCTTGATGAAGAATTCGTCTCCGACATACTCAAACTTTTCTCGGATAAACTGAAGCACCTTTTCTGCGTCTCCGAATTTCCTGGAGTATTCATCAGCCTTAAGCTGCGCATTCAGTCTCTCAATCTCCGCTACCGCTTCATCGTGCCTGCGCTTTAACTCTCTCGGTCTATATATCATTTCATCTGTGGTGTCTTTATGGAGCTTGTCACACATGCTCATATAATCCTCGTACTGAGCGATTACCCGCTTTACCGACTCCCCTTTGTACTGCTCTTTTCTCTGTCTCTCGATGTAATTCATTGCCTGCTCTAACGAGAATCTGCACTTTATCCATGCCATATCTCCCGGATTCATTCCGTTTGCGAGCAGCCATTCAAGAGTCTTATCCGAAACCTTCTGTTTGTGGCTGTCACTCCATCGCATCCAGGAGAGCATTGCACCTCCACCATCCTTTTCTCTGATCCTGTTAATCTTCTGTCTGTCTCCGATTGCAAATACATCCTCAATACTGCTGCCGCTTAATCTCAACGAGCCACAATATGCCTTTGACCAATAAGATATGTTGTCCGACTCTTCTCTCAAGAGCTTTATGAATCTTCCCTTGAAGAGCAGCTCTATCACTCCAATCAGGTTCATATCGTCCTGTGTACACATCAAGCGATTGTAATTTGCTTTGATTCCTGCTGCCGACATCTGAGTAAAGAGTCTTGACCATTCCTCATATACCGTATCCTTGAATGCTTCCGTAATGCCCTGGTCGTACAAATAACATTGATGCCATTTTTTGTTTGCTGGATTGCACTTGTTGTCAAAGCATCCTTCGTGGTGTCCGCCATCTGGTACCCATTCAGGGCTGTTGTACTGTTCGTAGTAGATGCCGCATATCTTCTTCTGACTGGTTGCTCCGGTAAATCCCTTTGCGTCCTTGTACATAATGATTCGTACCTCTTCCTCGATGCCGATTGATTTTCTCTTCTTTGGTTCACAGAAGATCTCAACCTTAAAGTGTCTGATTACTGACATTTCATCATCAATCGGTTGCACAAGTGCAAAATAAGTAAATACATCGACTCTCTTCTTTCTTGTGCGAATCTGAACCCTCTTTTTGCACTTAGGACATATTACAGCGTCGTTGTCCCTTGGCTTCGCCTTGGACTCCGTCTTTATCTGCGCTTCCTCGCTTTCCTTACCGCACGAGGAACACGTCCACAATCCTGTCTCTCTGTCCTTGAGCATATAGTCCTGACCGCCAAGCTCTCGCTGATTTATCCATTCCTTGATTCCGTCCGGAACATCAGGTACCTTGTCCATCGTTGCTTTGACCCTTTTGATTCTGTTTATTTCTCCAATCTTCCTCTTCCCCCTCTGATATTCCGTCTCAAGTCTGCTTATCAGCTCTACGATATGTTTTTCTGAAGCATAAGCCGGCATATCCGGTTCGAACAGGTCTCTTATTTTCTGCTCATCATCCTCTGATATTCTCGCTTTTTTCTTGAGCGTTTCTCTCCATCTCTGCGGGTAGTAGTAATATGAGTAGTGTTCCCGAATCTCCAATGCAGTCTCTATCTTTGACGCGCTCCATATACAGCCTTTCAAGGTCGCATACTCTTTTGTGAGGATATTGATACAATGTCTCGCTTTCAGGATCCTGTTGTTGTAGATATTCAGAACGAGGATGGAGTCATCCACAATCTGAACCGTTATATATCCTCCGTTCTTCCTTGTCGGAATCGGCTTTGTATTCTCAATCTTCGCTTTCTTCAATGACTTTCACCTCCCTCTCTTCTGTCAATCTCAACCACTTATCAGCTGTTGCACCGGTGCAAATAAGGAGTTTTGCATTCTTTATGCCCTCTTCATCCTCAACTATCAACCCCAGGATGCTTCCCTCTGGTCCCTTTACTCTTGGACTGCTGCCCCTTGCGATTGCTATTGACTTCTGACCTTTTGCCTCTGCTTCAT